AACCTTCTGTTGAAATAACTACTACTCTATCTAAAATAACATTGTTACCATTGTGACCTACTACACTATATACACCCTGCCCATTAGCATCAATAGAGTTAGTTGGAAAAGTAGGAGCAGTTATAAGAAGTCTAGTACCTACAGGATAAGAAGCAGCTAGGTTAATATCAGAACCATTAACTTTCATAGACAACTCTTTATTAGCTTGTCCAGCTTGAAAACCATCCTCACTACCACCAGACTGATCTGCTGTAGCTACTGATTGAACTATACCATCTCTAACAAAATCTGTCTCAAAATATCCTAGTCCATAGCCAGCTTCTATATGGTCTATATGTGATGTATTATAAGTAGATAAATAATTATTAGTAGTATCCTTCATGTTGAATGCACCACCAATCGCACCTTGTTTAGTAAAGGTTAGATTAGATACATCTGCAACTTCATTATCTGCTATGTCGGCAGGGTCTTTTAGATTATTCAGTCCCCCTGAAAAATCTTTTATTTGATACAGCCTTTTTGGCAATTACTTTCCCCATACCATTCTAATTGCTACAGATAAAATGTCCATGCATTCTTTTGCAATCTCTTGCTTCTCTTTTGCACTAAGTTTACCATCTTTCATAGCTTCATTATATCTTTCAGCTACTTCTTTAAATTCTTTTAAGATAGGTCTCCACTTTACAGCAACTACACTCATGTAACCACCAATTAAAATAGCAGCCAAATATGCTGCATTACTTAACGATAACCATTCCATTATTTTTTCTCCTTTAGTATTTCTTTTATTTCTGCAATGTCTTCCATCATTACATCTAGTTTGTAAGCTATTAATTCTTTATCTGCTTTAAATTCTAATTCTTTCTTTAGTGCATCTATATCATACTTCATAAAGCCAAATGCCAATGTAACGGCACATATCATAGTAAAGATAGTTATAATATTTTCAACAGATATGTTTGTATTCAACTTCACGACCTTCTTACTTTTCTTGCTACTTTCTTACTATATTTAGCTTTTTGCTTACCCTTGGCAGAAGCTTGTCTCTTCTTCCTATTGGTAGCCGCACGCTCAGAGGCACTGAGACTTTTCCTAACTGATTCAGGTAAATAACGACCTCTCTTAGCTCTTGGCTTTTTTTCATCTCCCTTGCTGACATAATCCCATTTCTGTTTTGACCATTTAGATAAACTATTACTTGATGATTTAGCACCTTTGTACCCACCACCCTTTTTCTTGTAACGCTTTGTAGCGATCTGAGCTTTACGAGCAGACCATTGTCCGGGTCTACCCCCAGCACTGCCAGACTTAACAGATGATACAATGCGTTTCCACATTTTTTCATTTGTTTTCTTTGCAGATTTAGTAGCCATTACTTTTTCTTGTGTTTCATTTGCACCTTAAATGATGCCATTAAACTAGCACCTTTATGTGCTTTATAACCACCACTAGGATTCTTCATTAACTTAAATCCTCTACCAGCTTTCATCCAGTGATATCCTGCTGGTGCTTTTACTTTCTTATTCATACTATTCTCCTACCATTTAACTTTATCTGCCCAATAAGCAGCTGACATTTTACCTTTAGCAATGTTTTTACCATGACGAGCTTTAAATGACTTACGCCTTGCTTTTTGTCTAGCTGATTCACCAGCCTTTGGTTTACCTGCTGTTTTCACACCTTGCTGTCCAAAGCGTATTGTTTTTATTTTTGTACCAACTTTAGCTACCACTACATGTGATTTCTTAGGGTGATTTGGAGTACGCTTAGGTTTATTAAATCCAGATACTCCTGCTCTAGCTAATCTTGAATCTTTCTTTTTTGGCATTACATCTCTCCTTTATCTCTAAGTCTCTCTATTTCTTTTTCTAGCACTTTAATTCTTTCATTTTGTTTTATATCAGCAGGTATTTCAGCATCTTGATTAGCTTCAGCGTCTTCCTCTATATTGGTAATATGCTCTTCATTCATAGCTACTTGGTATTCTAAAAAAGATATACGAGCATTTAATTGACTATATCCCCATACTAACATAACAACAAATGTAACTGCTTGAACAATCATTGGCAACGATATACTTAAACTACTACTATCTGATATTGGTTTAGTGTTTTCCATTTAACCTACTTATAATACCTTTTATTTCCGATACTTGATTGTCCAAATCATTAATTTCCTTCGTAATTGAATCAAACTTCCTGTCAAGCTTGTCGTCACTCTGATTCCAGCGGTTAATAAGCTTAATAACCATACCTTCCATGTTTTCAAGTGTTTCACTTTGACCTCTATTCTCTGTCTTTAGGTCGTTTAAATTTTCTTCCTGCACAGACCCTCTTTTGTTCATAGAGAATACCATATACACTAGCAAAGCCCCTACGACAGCGATCATACCCCCTTCTGCGTAAATCTCCATAAATTCCATTATCTTTTTCTCCGCACTTCACGATTTATAAAATAGTTATGATTGAAATCATCTTCTGTTAAGATTACTTTCTTTTCTTTCTTTTTTTCTTTCCCCATGATAAAGGATTTAAATTTAATTCTGTTTGATACCATTCTAATTGTTCTTGCATTTGTGTTATTTTTTTATCTTCTTCTTCTATGTGCTTACTTACAAGGTCTTCAATGTTGGTATCAGCAAGTTCAACTCTTCGCTCAAGTTCGCCAATTCGGTTTTCAATTTGTAAGTACGAATAAACAAGTCCAGCGACAAGTGCAAGCACTTGCATAGCCCACTTAATATTAATAGATATAATAGCGTTGTCACTGAGTATAGTTCCACGATAGCTCCTTGCCGTTTTAGGTTTGCCATCACTCATACCTCATAACCACCTACTGACCAACCACCATCACAACTTCCAATAAGAATTAAACCACCAAGAACGAGTATTAAAAATACTACTATAGATATATAGTCTTTTAGATCTTCGTTCACAGTACCATCCACCAAGCAGCTGCTACCTCAACAAATATATCTGATGCAGTATTAATTGCCCATCGTTGTTTTGTTCCATACGTTTCTTCTGTACCTTCAACGTACACTTCAAATATTTCCCATGCTATACCTATTATAAGTACCCATAAGACCGCCCATAAATCTGATGCACCTAACCATTGTGCTACTTTTGCTATAAATAATCCAGCTGCTATATGATAGGATGTCCACCCATCTAATGCTCCTGAACTAACTTGCCATGAATAAAATGTTGCTAGTGGGTTTTTCATATTATTTCTTTATATGTTTTGCACCAAAGTTTTCTACTATTCGTGACAGTAATTCTTCTTTAGTTTCACTATCATCGTATAAAATACTACGTAGATCATACCACGCTTTTATCTCTGTCTTAGTATTAGACTCATCAGGAAACTCAGATTGTAATGTAGCAATACCACCTATTACTTGATGTTTGCCTACTATTATTCTTCCATGACTATCACTATGAACTTTTTCACATTCATCTACATAGTATTCTTCTATGTTTTTAAAACTATCTGAACGCTTTACAACTTCACCATCAACTTCTACAAAATAATCATAACCACCAGAAGGGTAAGTCAAAGTCTCGACAGTCCCATCAGCATACGTTTTAGTACGTACAGCATTAGGAGTCGTGTTACGATGTAACCTAATTCGATGACCTTGACTACACTTCCTTATAATCATAACCTACTCTTTAGATTCCTCTGCTTCAGGTTTTTCTTCAAGAGCTTCTCGAAGTTTACTTATGAACGCATCTTTACCAACACTTAACTGGTCTAAGTTAAACTGCATTGAGTTCATCTTATTCTGTAAGTCATTAATGTGGTTAAGTACTGCTTTTTGTTCATCTGTCATATCCTCGATTACGTACTCTTTGTCATCGAAAGTTAAAACAGGCTTTTGTTCTTTTTCTTTTTTAGCCATTATTTAGCTCCTTTGTTGTTGTTATTTAGAAAGTTTTGCTTCTAATTCTTTTACTTTAGCAGATAACTCTTGAACTGCTTTAATTAATGGTGTGATTAATTCTGTCTCACCAAGTTCTTGCATACCATCTCTATTTTCTTTCCAAACTGGGAACTCAGAATGACCAGCGTTGTCCATTGCTTCTTTTACTTCTTGAGCAATAAATCCATAATGTTTTCTATTGGGATTTTTACGTTCTGTTGTACTAGCATCGTATTGCTCAAACTCTTGAGGATATTCACTCGGTGCTTTCTTTTTAAATGTTACTGGTCGTAAATCATTTATAAAATCAAGACCTAGCTCAGAATCTTCTATATCCTTTTTAATTCTTTTATCAGAAGAGTGTGTCCAAGTAGCATTTTCTCCGAAATCATTAGTAATAAAATCTGAATCAACGCCTATTCTAATTGTTTCTGTACCACCTCCAGTTACAGCATCAGAACCAGCTGATAAAACTATTTCATCATTTACATCATTAGCAGATGCATTTGCAACATACCCAATATATGTATTATTTGCACCTGTAGTAATTGAACTACCTGCACCTACACCTAAAGCAGTATTGTTGCTTCCGCCTATTATTGCACCTCCTGCACCTGAACCAACTGCTGTGTTACTTGAACCAGTAGTTACGGCGTCTCCTGCACCTCTACCTATAAATACATTATTGTTAGCTGATGATATAACTTTACCAGCTTCAAAACCAATCGCTACGTTACTATGAGCAGTTATAGCAGTAGTCGTTCCAGTTGAACCACCTAAAGCTAATTGACCTATTGCTACATTTTTAAATCCAGTATTGCTAGTAGTAGTATTGTGTCCACCACCCATAGCCCTATCGCCTACTGCAGTATTATAACTACTATTATCTCCACCACTAGAACTTCCAAATTTAGTTAAAGATTGATACCCTATGCTTGTGTTTGATTGACCAGCAATTGTATTTTTACTTGATTCATATCCAATAGCTGTATTTTTAGCTCCTGAAGTAAGACCAAAAAGAGACTGATAACCTATAGCTACTGTTCCAACAGAATTATTTAAAGCTCCAGCCATAGAGCTAGTACCAATAGCGACATTAAATTCTGTAGTAGCATTTGCCCAAGTACCACCCATAGCACTTGCTCCAATGGCTACATTATTATTTGAATTTTCAGAACTTCCACCAGCATCAGTATCATCCATAGCTTTCCATCCGATGACAACATTATACTGTCCTCCAGCGTGAGTTAACGCTGCTTGATAACCTAAAATAGTATTTCCATTTCCATCGTCTATTTCTTTTCCAGCCTCATAACCAATGGATGTATTACCAACGCCTGTCGTAAGAGCAGTAAGAGCTTTATAGCCGATTCCAACTGTCGCATTATCAAATTGTGCCCCTCCAGTACCTGCCTGAACTGCACACGCAAAATGACCAATAGCTACAGTGCCATCATTATCATTTTCATTTGCTATTCCTAATGCTTTAGTTCCTATTGCAATATTATAAGACCCAACAGTATTAACATGCAATGCACCAAAATTAGTTCCATCATAAGCACCTATTGCTACATTAGAAACACCAGTTGTGATATTTGTACCTGCAAAAGAACCAACCGCAACATTTGCATCTCCACCAGTTAAATCGTCCAACGCTTTATACCCAACTGCAGTATTATAAACAGCACCTGAAACAGCACCAGTACCCATTGCTGATTCGCCTACGGCAACATTATAATCTGATACATTATCACTACTAGCGTTAAAAGCATTTTTACCAAAAACTGTATTGCCAGTATTATTATCATTATTACTAAGACTAATGCGAGAGTTGTAATCTATTTTAAAAAGAGCAGTTCCACCAGTACCAGTAGCACCCTCGCCAAATGAAATGATTGTATTTTCAGTACCACCATCAGCGTTCATATTTATATATAAAGAATCATCTGAATTTATTGAGCCGTGAGTAGCACCAGATGCACCAAGATATAAATTATTTTTAATGTGAAGAGTACTACCTGCACCACCGCTTTTTGGTGCGGTTGTGCCGATACCAATATTGCCATTAGCCATTACACTTAAAACTTGTGTACCGCCATCATTTGCACCAGCTTGGAATATATAATCAGAGGCATCTGTGCTAGCTACATCAACTCGTAATCCATTACCACCAGCACCTTGTTGATAAACTTGTAATCCCCAAGCACTTGCACTATTTGTATTATCATAAATATAAGTTTTAAAATTTGAATTTGGAGCAACTCCTATTCCGACATCGCCAGTATTACTAATAGTCATTCTTGGAGTTGCATTAGTAGCAAAATATAGTGGTTGACTACCAGCAGTCCCTATTTCTAAAGTATTACATCCCACTGTTTCAAGAACGCCGGGAAAAGCAGTTCCTGAAAACCTTGCTGTGTCTCTTGCATATAAAAGTATATTTTCAGTTCTATCACTATCGTGTGAAACTTGTAATATTCCTCCAACAATATGAGAATTACCATTAACTACTTCATCGTAGTTGCCATTGCCATTACCCTCAACAGTTAAGTCACCACTTATAGTAACGTCACCAGATATTGTACCACCTGCGATCGATATATTTAATCTATTGTTTGATGTGTCTAATACAGCATTTAACGCTTCTTGAGATGTGTGTGAGTATGCGGCAACTGCATTGCCTGAAGAATCTAGAAGTACCTTATTTAATACTTCTTTTGTTGTAAATTTGTTAATATCAGCCATTGATTACTCCTTGACTTCCTCCACCACCGCCACTAGGGCAAATTAACTATTATTTAAAATCTGCTGGGACTACCGCTCTAGTTCCACCTGTTTTACTTCTTTTTCTGTTGCCATACTTCTTTATGGCGTTATTAAATTTTCTTTCATGTTGTACCATCATATTCATTGCTACTTGAGATCTATTAGCATCTCCAGTAGAACCAGCTCTATCCATATATAAACATTTCTTTACATAATCTACAATAGCAGAATGAAATAAATTGTCCACATCTGGTGTATCTGTAATTGCAGTAACTCTTTTAGGATTACCATAGTAATGTATAAGCATTCCATTTACCATATTATGATCTATTGCTTGATATGCTTTCCTAGAAGTTCTAGTCTCAGCACTAGATGAATATGTAGTTACTAAACTTAAATGGTCACCTCTTATATAATATAGAATTTGATTATCAGGATATTTTATATTACCTGTTAACTGACCTGTACCTTGAGTAGTTGTAGATATTGTATCTAAACTGTTAAAATCAGAAGCATTTGTAACACTGCCTCTATTTACATTTGTAACTGTAACAACATTAGAATCAACTGAAGCTGTAAAATTAGCTATAGCATGTAATGCATTTCTTACTGCTGTTGCAACTGCTGGAGCAGCATCATCTGTAGATATATCTACTTCTATACCTGTCTTTCCAGATAAAGAAGGATCTGATCCACCGCTAGAAACATCATACCAAACATAATATTCCACCACCTTATATCCGACATTTACAGTAGTGTCTGTTTCAATAGCATTTATAAAAAAATATTTACTTTGTTTACTTCCAGCTTCGTCTGGTCTACAAGTTATTGTTGTTATTTCTGCTGCTAATGCCATAATTTAATCGCCCGGATCTTTGATCCCTGAACTCTCTGAATTTATGTCAAACATAAGTGGTTCACCATCTAAAACTCTAGGTATTTTAATATAATCACCTTCATTATCTAATATGTCTATACGATAAACTTTATTAATACCTAATAGTTCACTACTAGAATCAGTAGCACTATCACCAATATTATATGAAGTTTGATCTTTTAGTATATCTATTTTAGCAGATATAGACTTTTGTGAATATTCACCCATTTCATTTATAGCATCATTTATTAAAGACATAATATATGTTTCAGGAGCTTCTGGAAATACCTGTCTAACCCTACTAATAATTTGTTTTACTGTTAATGTATGTATTGAATGTGACATATTACCTCACTAACTGTGCTAAACCTTTTTCATAATCTGCTTGTAATTTAGCTTGTTGCTTTTCCATAGAAACTATCTCACTTAAATATGCATTACCAGCATTTATATGAGAAGATGCTAATTCTATATCTTCAGCTGTATTTGCTGTTACTGCACTATCAAATTGAGTATTAGACAAAGCTCTTGTTGTTTCAATAGCATTTTGTAGTGATTTAATAGAAGCATACAGAGGAACTAAATATTCTCCATCATCTGGAAACTTTGCAATTAACTCATGTGTATAAGAAACTGCTGGGTATGCAAGTGTTTGAACATGAGCATTATTAGAATTACTAGGCTCTGGTACTACACTTAATATGTTATTAACTATGTAATAAGCAGGGTCTGTTGCAGTAGCTGCCATCATATCATCACTATCTCTAATTCTACCATTTAAACTAGGAGCTACTTTCCTACAAGGCTGATTAATTGTACCGTCATCTCTAGTAACACTAAATACCTCTGAACCTAGTAATGTTAAATTAACACTACTACTGTTTAAATCATTTGAAGTAGTAAACATTTCTTGTCTTGATCTTGGCAACGAATTTAAAACTTCTTTAGCCCCATCTGAAAGAAATTGATTTAACTCAGCTCTTGTTGGAGCACTACTATCATCAATAGTTAACCCAGTTAATCCTACTACTTGTGCTTCAAATGTTGCCATTATATTTTAATTGGTTTTCGTAAAGCTTCCATTACTAGATCTTTTTTTTTAATTGGCTTTACAGTTTTTTTCTTTACTGTTTTCTTTTTAGTTGCCATAGAGTCTTTCTCTCATTTCTTTTGTATTCTGATCCATGCTTTGCACAGACATTTCTACATCTGTTCTTTTACCCATAGCAGACATCATGTACATATTAGTAGTAAACTTACTTTTAAAAGCCTTCTTACCACACTTTTTACAATAAAACCACCCTTCATTATTAGGATGGTTACAGTGTATACATTTCTTTTTCATAAATTTTCCTTTTATAGTTTCGGGGAGAAACTTTTTTTGAATCTCCCCACAGTACTATAAACTGTTATCCTTATATATTCGGATTAAAGTACAGTATACTCTATTTGAAGTTGGTATCTACCAGCATCATAATTAGTAGCGTGATTTATCGCTGTAGTTGTACGAACATAAATATAATTCGTAGCTACAGGTAATATAATCAAAGGCTGTGCCCACATAATACCAGCGGTATTAAAGTCAACATCAACTTCTGTTATAGATAAATCAGCTGCTAAATTTGCATTTCTGTATGTAGCACCCGCTCCAAACAACTCTACAGCACCAGTTACAGCTCCATTAAGAGCTTCATTACCGGCTGTACCAGCAGCAATACTACCAACCATAGTAGCACCTGCTGCAACAGAACAGTTCCAAGTTATCTTGTCAACAAGAATTTTACTTGCTGAATGATAACCATCTGGAACACTTACATCTAGTGCTCCTGCGTATGCAACAATATCATTATCGCCATAAGCAGTAGTAGCACTATCTAAAAGAGCTTCTGCTGTTGATCCAGAGTATGTGAATATCTTCTTTGTTCCACCGACTTCGTGAGCTTCTTGTGATTCAAAGCTACTACTATTCGGATTAATTACGTCTGACTTCATCTTAGACTCCTTCTAGGTTATATAATGCGTGAGACTCAGCTAGAGTAACTTCTAGACCTGCTTCAGTTAAGATCATATCTTTCCTAAGATCTTCATCAGCAGACTGTACGTTAGTCATTACTTGTGTATCACGATTAATACCGTTACCAATTAAAGGTCTGTAAGCGAGTTGACTCATATCAGCCATTAGCATAAAACCAGAAGCTTGACCCCTAAATAGAGGTTCTTTAACT